CACCCAACTCTTCCTCTGCCTTGGGCAACATACACAACAAGTGGTACGTCGCTGGATCAGGCACTTGTTTGGCTTTTTCTTCAGCGTTGGTATTGAGCACACCGCTGAGATCAACCGCACTAACATTAAATTCAGTCATCTTCATATTCCTTAGTCTTACGCACGAGGTCAGCAAGTTCATACTGCGCGGTTTGCAGACCCCGGATAGTCCCGCACAGTTCTTTATAGTGCTCATGGGAGTTAGCTCCACCAGCACTAATCACATCAACCAACTGCTTGATTTGTTCGTCAAGCTTGCCATCTAAGACTTCAAGCAGATTGGCCATCATTCATCCTTCATAGGTTTGTTTGTTTGATTTAAAGAACGCATCGCTGCTTCTTGAGCGTGAGATAACTTTTGGGCATGAACCTGCCCGCCATGAGCCATCTTCTGTGCGTGCATTTGTTGTTGTTGAGCTTGCATTTGCTGTTGCTGGGCTTGAGCCTGCTGTAACTCCATCTGCTTAGCGGCCATCTCCAAAGCGTGCATCTCTTGCGCTTGGGAAATTTCTTGCTGTAAGCGCATAGCCGCCATCTGCGGATCTTCTCCAGTTTTGGCTGCGCTCTCGCGTGCCTTGAGTGACAACTCCTCAGCTTTAAACTGCGCGTCGCTCTTGGCTTTAAATGCCTTGATGTCAGCTTCTTGCTTCTTGATCTGGAGTTCAGCTTGTTGCATTTGAACCAATGGATCTTGAGCCGCTTGCTGGGCTTGCTGTTGTTGAGCCTGGCCTTTACTCTGCGCCAACAATTGTGTAGCCGCTTGAGCCACCAACCTAGACAACATGACTTCTGAGTCTTCTGGCAATTCTGAATCTGGAGCTGGCATAGGAACACCCAACTGCTCTTCAATTTTTTTGCGGTAAGAAAATGCCAAGTGTTCTGAAATGTGGGCCTGAATCTCGGCCATCATTTTCTGAGCCAATGGGTTCTGACCAATCTGCGCCATCAACAGCGGGTCTTGCATCATTGAAACGTGAACAGCAATGTGTGCATCGTGATCTTGGTAGATAAATGCTTTGGTCGGCTCGCCATTTAAGAAAGCCATGTTCTCGCTTACTGGGTCACGCGGCTTCATGTCGTCTTCAACTGGTACTAGCTTGTCAGCATTCTTAATACCCAGTACTTCAATCATCTGTCTGTGCAATACAGGCAAGTTGTAAATCTGGGGAGCCTGCTGAGCCAGCTGCATCACAGCTTGGTACTGCATAATCCGCTGAGCCATCGTAGAGCTATTGGGATCAGACACTGGAATAACATCCACCATGTCGTAATCTTCTTGCTTGGCCATGCGGTCGCCACTAGACGGGTCAAACTCATACTCGCCTGGAGTGTTGTCGCGAATAATTGCACGAAGCAGTTTGAATTCTTGCTTCATTGAATAGTGAACGCGGGCTTGAACCGCAGACATATTCTTTAACTGACGCTCTAATAGAGCCAGTGTCGTACCAACAGGGGCATTAGCCGACATATCAGATACGTTCATATCCGCAATAGAACCCAAACGACGGCCTTCTTGCGTGATTTTCTCTAGCAAAGCAGCCAAAACTTGGCTTGGCTCCTTGTACGGCAACGTCATAATGTTGTCTCGTACAGTGCCAGAAGGCACATCTACATCCCTAAATTCGCCTGGATTAATGGGTGTGTCGTCACCTTTAATGCGTAAACCGCGTGATTTCAAGCCGCCAGGTAAGTTAGATAGCGTACCAGCGTCCACTAATTGACGCAGAATCGACGTACCAGCGCGGGCATAGCCACCAATTAAGTGAATTAAACCCAATCCATACGCGCCAAAGCCTGGAACATACGTGTATTGCACGAAATGTTGTCTCTTTAAGCGGCGTTTATCTTCCTCTTCCCAGTTTCTACGAATGGCCAGCACTTTAGTTGTGCCGCGATCAATCGTAATGATGTAAGGCAGAGCAATACCGTCTTCATCTTCGTATTCCGGCAGGTCATAATCAATATGAACCTCCAGAATCTGGTACCTGTCGTCATCGGTCAGGCTGTAACCTTGGTCTTCGGCCTTCTTTTTCTCCACATCGGTGTGAATAGTGATCGGGTCACCCAGCTCTACGTCGCAATAGAAGCCAGAAACCTGTAATTTCTTAATATCATTCTTAGTTTTGCGCATGATGTGAGTCACACGCTCTGCATTAATCAAACTAGACGCGCCGTAAGGGATGATTAAGTCTTCGGCAGGGATAAAAATCGCTACTTGACGCTGATATGAAGGGTCGTAGTAGACCTTTTTAAACGCCGCGCCAGCTAAACCTAGCGAATAAAGCATTCTTTCATGCTCTGGTCTGTACTCAGGCATCGCCTCGGTGAGCTGGAAGTTCATATCTTCCCTTACCCGCTCGGCAGCATCTTCTTTTAGCTTGTCAATCGCGCCAATAATTTCCGTTTTGACCGGTCCTTGAGCAGGGAACGTTTCAAGAATAGTCTCACTCTGGAACCGAACAGCGGCCTCTGTAAGGATAGTGGAAAAAACACCACAAGCTCCAAGCCAAGGTTCAGTTCTTTCTTCATACTTCATCCCCAGAACATCTAATCCCTTGACATACATATCCACCCACTCTTTGCGGGAGTTGATATCAGAGTCAACCATCTCAATAATGTCGTTGGCAATTTTTGCCAAGGTTCCATCATCAATAACTTCGGCCAAGTTTTCATCGAAAGAGCCTTCTTCTCTTTCTTCTTCCAACTCAATGACCATCCCGTCCATGCCAATTTTCAACCCTTCAGGGTTTTCAATTTCAATTTCAATCATGGGTTCTGAATCACCCATTAATGCTTCTAAACCCAATGGAGCTTGGCTCAAAGATTGTTCAATCATGTTTGACCTTAATAGTAATTGCTTTTACGGCGAAAGCTTTGTAGCTCTTCACGTTCATCAGATTCCAGACGCAAGAAACCACCCTGCCTAAATCTTATCAGTGCCTGCGTGCTAGAGTCCACCAAGTCATCGTGATCCCCATTAGGAAACGACGCCATCTGCTCAATCACTTCACTCGCCCACCGAGTCTCAGGCGCCCACACTTTACCACTACTGAATAAATCAGTCACGGAATTCAAGCGAACAAACTTGTCATTTCCCCTCACCGGCGTGTAGTCCTGAACGTAAATCCCCATAGCTCTTAATTCAAAAATTAACGGAGCGCCAGCAGCCTTCGCCTCAATGATACAAGTATCAGGCTCCCACTCTCTATAGTGACTAAGAGCTTTCTCTTTTAATTCAGGAAACTCCATCCGCTTCTGGAAAGCATCGAGCAAAATAATATGGATATCCTCTGGGTTTTCATTCAAGTGAAAAACACCCCAAGTCGTACAGGCCGAATAGTCAGACCTCGTATTCTTAGTAAATGCGGTATCCCAGCTTTGAATAATATATTCACATCTTGGAGGGTCTTCTCCTTCCCACATCTTCCACCACTCTCTTTTTACAAGAGCACCCTCTTCTCCGGTCGGTGCTTGCTGGTACTGGGCATTCCACTTAACAGGGGGAAGCTCTTCCCTTAAAGCAGACAACTCCTTAAAAGACCAGAACTCAGGCCATAGTGGATTTCCACTCGGGAGAATCGCTGGGAACTCGATCACTTCCCACTCGTCAGAAGAGTCTCTCATCGCCGCATCTTTCATCACGCGGCCAGTCAAATCCTTCTCCGCCCAGCGGGTCATCACAATCACAATAGCCCCACCTGGTTGCAAACGTTGGCGAGGACCAGATGTGTACCACTCATAAACTCTGTCAAAAACCGTCGGATCCCCAGAAGCCAAAGCAGCCTCTTGTTCTGAGTGGGGGTCGTCAATAATCAGTAGGTCAGCACCTTTACCCGTAACCGTACCGCCCACGCCGATAGCGAAGTATTCCCCATTCTGATTAGTAGCCCACCGGCCAGCGGCTTTGGAGTCTTGTCGTAGAGAAACATCTGGAAAGACAGTCGCGTACTGCTCACTGTCTACAAGATTCCTTACCTTCCTACCAAAGCCAACGGCCAGATCAGCCGTGTTCGAACACTGGATGATCTTCTTATTAGGGTACTTTCCCAAGAACCAAGACGGAAGTAGATAAGAAGCAAACTCAGACTTCGTATGTCGGGGAGGCATATTGATGATTAGTCTCTTAAGTTTCCCGCTGGCAATAGCTTCAAACTTCTTAGCCATGATCGCATGGTGTCTCCCTCCCACGAAGCCGGGCCACATCATCTTGATATAAGCCATAAAGGACTCCTGAGCCTTCTCCCTCTCCAAAGCCCGTCTATATTCATCCACCTCCGCAAGCAAAGCTTCCTGCTCTGCAACAGGTAGGTTCTCCAGCAATCTATCTATTTCATTCATCAGGGTTTATACCTATGGGTGTCACAACGTTGTGACCTTTTGAGAAGAATTGAACACTTTTATTCTAACGTTCTAAAGTTAATGTATACCGGTCTTATAGTCCTTCCCCTGCCAGCTTGTTTCTTCAAAACACCAATCTCACATAACCGATTTACTATTTTCATCGTATTAGGCAGCGAACTCTTACCCCGCTGATAAGCAATATCTCTTAAGGACGGGCTATACCCAAACTCCTTCCACCACTCATCCACAATCAAAAATACTTCCCTTTGTACCTTGGTCATATCCTTACTCCAGCACTCTTCAAACGTTGGTAACTTTCTGGGGGCAATCATTTTCCGATTTATATATATCCCCCCCCATTTCATTTTTCAACTCCTGACGGGGGGTCTTCCTGTATAGAGGGGGTGGGGTCGGCGTCCACAAGATTTTTATCTGAGGCACTGGCAAATTCTGAATCCGACAAATTTGGCGACACTTTGGGTGGAGTACTATGTAATAGGGAATGGGACTCCTGCTCAACATCCGAGGGGGTGCCAGGTGGGTGGGTCTCGCCATCCGCCGATTTTTCAAGGGAAAGCTCCGCCATCAAAGAATCGGTTTCTATAACGTCTGCGTCAACGGCGTTGGCCTTCATCATGTCGCGAAGCTTCGCCAGTAGCTTTGCCTTAGTGTCTTCGCTAGAGGTAATCACGCGGGTTTCTTTGCGTTCAGTAAAGGCGGCGACTTCCGTCACAGTCCCCAAAGTCTTTGCCGCTTGCACCTTTACGGCGTCTTTTGTTTCGTTGTTAGTAATGACATTGACCAATGTATGAATGACAAGTGCCCTCAAGCCTGCAGGGGTTTGATATGTTTGCGCTTGAATAGCCGCCTCGTAAGCCTGAATAGTCGCGTCTATATCGGGACGTTTGCGGAGCTTGTGTGCATCGTTTGCGATTGTCTTCGGCTTTGCTTTGGTTTTGTATGCGCCTCTATACGCTTCTGCGCCAGTCTGTCCCATAGCGATACCTTTGCAAAATTGTTTTTGTTTGGGTGTTAATGACTTACTGGAAACACCAAGGATTGTCTCCATTGGTATTTGGTTTAGTCCTTCCTTTATCTGTGATCTAGTGAGCTTCATGCTTTCATTGTAGGGTAACAAGAGGAAAAACTGCAAGGCTTCGCCTTTAAAGCCCCGCGACCTTCAAAATTTTAAACCACCAAAAACCTGGTTTTTCATACAGTACTGGTTAAACGATCAGTATCTTTATTAGGGTTTCCGATAATAAATATTGCAATAAATTGTAGAATATCGCTTAAAAGTGTGATAATCTCGCTTCCCATGTTCAACCAGTAAGACCTTTAGGAGATCACCCCATGAAAGCATACAAACACCTTATCAAATACGCCTTATCCAATGGCATGACTGTTTCGGTTTGGGATGGCGAATGCTTTGAAGTGAAACGCAGTACAAGCTTTAAACAAATCAACGATTGCGTTGAATCAGTAGAAGTTGCCGAATTGACTATCCGCGACACCAACGGCGAAAAGCAAGGTTGGGCGATGGTTGCCGCTTTCGGCTTTGAGCAAGACGAGACAGTACTCGATCACACCATGACCGCTTTTCTCGAAGCTTGGGATATGGAATATCGCGCCAGTCATTACGCCTAAATCTAACCGCCCCTTCGGGGGCTTACCAAAGGAAACCACCATGCAAGAAACTATCCGCACCATGCACCGCAACGGCGACAGTAATTGGGAAATTCTCGCCCATGTTGAATCATTGGGCTACACCTTCCAAGCCGCTAAACGCATTGTGACTGCCGCTCTCCGCTTGCCCGCCGATGAAGTGGCGGAAATGATTGACGCATACGAAGACAACATCTAAGGATAAAGCCATGAAAAGCTACACCTACAAAATTGCCCAACACTTTGTCTCTGCGCTTATCAATGACGACGAATCAGGCTTGACCGAAGACGAGGGCGCGATGCTTTGGGAGTGGGAGCAAAGCCTCCCGAATCACTATCACCTCAAAGCAAAGATGCACAAAGTCTTTGATGTTGCACCCAATGAGACAGATTTTGACCAATGCGAAGTCTGCGGGTTACTGGCTGACTGCGCGACCCTGACAGTTAATTACATTTAAAAGGCTAAACCATGAACCGCACCGATCTATTGACCGCCCTCAAAATTGCCCGCGCCGCTTTGGAGCATAGCGAAAGTAGCAACCGCGTTGGCTATGAACTTGGCTTATCCGCCGCAGAATTGGACAACATTTATAAATTGATCGACTCGCATATCGAGGAAAAACGACAAGAGGCAATCGAAGAAAGACGCATGAACGCATTGAACAAAAAACTAAAACGCGGCGCAATTTCGCAAAAACATTATGAATTTTTAACTTACTCAGCCGAAAAGTAAATTATGAAAACCTTACCCAAATCCCTTCACACAGTCACCGCTTGGGTGAATGTTGCCCGCCACTTGGCAACGCAAAACGGCTTGTCCCCAAACAACGCCGCCCATGCCGCCGCCCATATCTTGGGACTGGATGAAATGTCAGACACCTACGCCCTCCGCGAAGCCGTCATTAAACAACTCTCGAAAGGTTAAACCATGCAAATCACAGTAACTATCCGCGAAGTTTACGGCATCAAAACTGTTTACCCCGTGTGCATTACCGCGAAAGTTTTCGCCAGTATCGCGGGAACTAAAACGCTAACTCTTGCAACCCTTAAGAAAATCGAAGCTTTGGGTTATTCCATCATGCAACAAACTGAGCCGCTCGCGCTCTGAAAGGCCAACCAATGAACACCGCAGACAATGCCCGACTTATCGCCGCCGCTCCCGACCTGTTGGAGGCACTATGCACCGCGTTGCCATTCGTGGAAGACCACGCCGAAGACCACGCCAAAAGCGGCGTATACAAAAACGGCGTATTAGCTCGCGCCGTGAAAGAAATTAGAGCCGCAATTGAAAAAGCAACAAAGGAATAAAACCATGAGCCGCGAATATACAAACAAACTTTTAGAAATGGTTGAGGAGGGAATCCTAGACCGCGATAACGTAATTATGGCTTGCGTCAAATACATGAGCGAAGACGAAGTGCGCGACATGATGCACACCAACGAATTTATCGAAGACGAAGAAGAAACCGAAGGAGAAGACGAATGACCAATCAAAAACAAATCCGCGCCGCATTTTGGGAGGCGCACCCAACCGCCAACCGCAAAAAATATCCCGCCCGCGACTGGACACGCGAGGATAAAAGCCGCCGCGATTATTGCACCGATACCCGATGCGCTTTTGTGGATTTTGTAGACCACTTGCACCGCTCAGGAATTATCAGCGACCAACTGGCGAGCCGCGCCACACTTTAAAGGAGAAAAGAAAATGCAGAAACTTGAATGGCAAAACCTTTGGGATGCAATGGAGGCCGACCCCTCCGCATGGATTCCCACCACGGAAAAAATGTATTGGGAAATGCTCGAAGTGCTACCGCCGCGAGCCATGACGCAAAACGCCTTTTTAGTGGGCGAGCCGCTACGCAGTAACGAACACGGCGAATCGGTTTACGCTTGCTTCACACGCATAGGCGAAAACCACCGCGCCCGCAACCTTACAGTAAAACAATTCAAGGAAATGACCCAATGAAAATCGAATTAAAAGCTTTGAAGTATTCTGACTTCGCATCCCAAGAGACGCATTGTTTTCAGGCCAATATCTACATTGACGGAAAGAAACGCGGCACGGCAGACAATGACGGGCGCGGAGGCATGACCACAATCAGGCCGTGGCAACTGTACGAGGAAATCAAGCAGTACACGGACAAAATCCCGCCGCAGATTGTCCAATACGGCGACACAAAATTGACCCTTGAAACCACGCCAGACAGTCTCATTGACGAATTCGTAACGCTCGCATTGCATGAAAAGGATTTGAAACGCGCAATGAAAACGCGCATTCTATTCACACGCGAAAATAAAGTTTTTGAAACCCAAAGTTTTGACGCGGCAAAATTAAAGGCGGCGATCAATCACCCACAGGTGAGAGAAAAATTAGAGGCTGACGAAATCCTAAACCTTTTGCCAATGGGTGAGGCTTTGAAACTCTACACGGCGGGCATGGCATGAAACCCGAAAACATTTACATCAAGGCGGGCTACCGCTACGAGAAAACCAAGAGCAACGCGCAAGCCCACAAAATCAGATCGTGGCTTGTCGAAGAAGTGCAGCAAAACCAGGAATTTAAAACCTTAATTCTGCGGCTCTTTGAACAGGGCAGATCGGAGGCGAGACTAGCCTAAGCACAGGCAAATAAAAAAACTGTTGACAAGTAAAAATGTACCTGTTATATAAGCAACACACCAACCACATAGGAGTAACCAAATGACCTACGAAGAATCAATGCAACGCTACGCAGAGATGCGTAAGAACGGCGGCGAACCCGCCCACGAAATCACACGCGAAAAGTTTTGGGATATGTTGGAAGTTCTGCCGCCGCTCAAGTGGACGCGCAAGGTTAGAACGGAATCATTCATGATCTCAGAGGCAGAGACTGGCGACCTTCATTCTTTTTTCGCCCGCGTTCGTGAGACATATTGGGAGATGGTTCTGCCGCGCTCCGCAACGCATAAGGATGTAATGAATTGTGTTGAGTTTGCCATTCAAAAGGAGTTGGAAAAATGCTAAGTCTTGAAAGATTTAATGTTCGCATTCTGAACAAGGGTGATAAGTATGGCCGCGAGTTTTGTCTGACGCACGACGAGGATAAACCGATTGTCGAATTCTATGATCGCCGCTACCCACACACAGAGTTTGGGCAGTTTGTCAGCCGCTACTATGTCAGCACACTATTGGAAGACCCGACTGGCGGCCTTTGTTTGGATGGCGGAAACCCCAACTCATGGACTGTATCCGCCGATGACATGGCCTTAGTTCGCGCCTATCTCAGGGCGGCAACAGGCACACCCGAGCCATCGCCCAAGGTTGTTAAGTGGGAACTCAGGGTTTCATGGAGTGACGGCGAAGTAGAAGTGATGTGCAAATCCCTTCCCGAATCTTTGTTCTTGGAAATTCAGCAACACATCGTTGACTTGGAAGACCTACGCGAGCAAGACCCTGAAATTTATTTCATGGATAACGGAGTTTGAGCCATGCAAACCAACTACGAAAAGGCCGTTGAGATATACGAAGCACAAGGGCAGTCTGCTGTTTTTGATGCAGTACTGGGCGGCACATTGACTGCAACCAGTTGGCATTGGTGCGAGCCATGCGAATGCGAATCACCGCATGAGGATAAGACTTGCCTAGTCTGCGGCACAAAGAACGATCCCGCAGAACTCAAAGCAAAGATTGCCGACCTACTGGAGGACAACCACCCCGCAGAACTTGAACGCTTGACTGGCGTAGACGCGCGAGTATGCAGAAAGATTGTCCACGAACTTTATCCAAAGGATAAGGCTTGTTGGGAGCCTGAATCCATAGGTGATGGAACTTGGGGAATCTATGGCAAGAACTATGCGGGTGAATGGATCGACAAGAACGGCGATTATCTTTGCTTTGATACCAAGGCAGAGGCAAACCAATACATAAAGGAGACGATGAAATGAGCCAGTACCAATTTATACAGGGAGGCGAGGAAGTTACCCGCACATTCACCATTCCCGATTGGGACTGGGGGGAGAAGGGCAACAAGAAACTGCGGCAGTTATTTGACATTCCCGAAGACAAACCGATGCACGACAACGCACGCCTGGATTTTTTCCTGAACTATTTATTACAGGAGATTGATGTTGATTGTTTGGTTGGCTTTTACCTACGCCATGCACCATTGAAAGAACTAAAAGGCGAGGCAGAGGCTATTGGCTGTTACGAATTTGAAGCATACGAAACAGGAGAAGAAGCATGAGAGTAACGATTGAATTTGACTTGCCCGAAGGCCATCCAATGCCGACCGAGCATGACATAAAGATGCTGACTAGCCCCGACTGGTTGGTTGACGCATGGCATATCTCAGACATTCAGAGGGAGCATGAGTGGCTAACCGACGAGCAAGCCCGCGAAGTCTTGGAGATGGTAGGTCGGCGGCGTGACTGCAATGTTGGCATCAATTGGTCAATGATTGAGAGCATTGTCTGCGATGAATTCCCCAACCCAGAATGGGAGGAAGAATGAAGCCCTACGAAGTAATCATTAGAGCGATCATTGTCAAATCAATTCGCGTACAGGCTGACTCACAGGAGGAGGCCATTCAAACGGCGCATGATCTATTCACATCAGATTGTGACGATCAGGAGCTGCGATATGAGCAAGAAACGATAGATGTTTTGCAACCCGAACTAACCACAGGAGAATAATCATGGGCTTTTTTTCTAAGACTTGCGCCAAAACAAACTTGCCAGTCGTGGCTGACTGCAAAGGACTACCCCGCCTCAACGAGATAGTCGTTCTTTATCCCAACGGGAAGAAGATCGAGGGATCTTATGACGGCTACGGCAGAGTAAACGGCATCGACCTACTGCCTGACGGATATGTTGAGAAGAAGTGGGATGCCCTCAAGTTTGTTTTGAAAGACAAGTATGCGGGCGAAGAATACAAAGACTTAGGCAAATCAGGTGACGAGTTGGCACAGGGCTACTTCATGTCAGACCGATTCCTGAACCATTGCATGAGAGTGGGTTCTTTTGATAGCTACGCCGACTACAAAAAGGCGATGCTGAAATACGGCGACTGGCTATGAATCACGAGGACTGCCCGCACGAGATAGTCCACATTGAAACCAATAAGACTATCGGCGAATACAAGAACTACAAAGAAGCTTACGCCGCCTACGAGAAGTTAGGTACAGGCAACGATGGCATGACCGACCACGCCATCGCAGTAATCATGGTATACGACAGAGAATCCCGCACTTATGTGCCTAAGAAAAACCAGGAGAATACAAATGCCTAATTGGTGCAACAACGATATGACAATCTCACACCCTAATCCTTACATGATCCAACGGGCGGCTGACGCATGGAATAGGGGAGAGTTCTTGCAAGATCTAATCCCCGAACCAAAGGAGCTTCCGACCAAGGATGGCGGCGGGCAGATGCCTGACTGGTGGCATTGGAGGATAGCCAACTGGGGTGTAAAGTGGGACTTGGGCAAAGACAAATACGGCGATGAGGCCGCAGTCCATGACGGCAGTTTTACCGTAGGTTTTGAAAGCCCTTGGTCTCCGCCAGTCGAGGCTTATAAGAAGCTTGTCGATATGGGTTTCAAGATTGAGGCTTACTACTTTGAAGGCGGCATAGGTTTCTGCGGCGTATTCAAAGATGGGTGGGACTGCGAGTATTCTTTGGAAGGACTGACCCCCAAGCAGATACGCAAGCGCATACCTGTTGTTTTAAATAAGATGTTCGGCATTGCCGACTGGTACGAGGAGATGTTAAGTGAGCAATAATCAAACCCGCCGCTACCCGCGCACAACGAACGAAGCATTTCCAAATACGGCAGAGTACGCACAGGCTATTGAGAGATGTGACACGCACTCAGGGTCGGGATTGTTTGAGTTCATCCTACTGCTTATTGCCCTCGGCCTGATAGCCCTTGGCATAGGTTTGTGGCTATGAAATACCGAGTTAGGTTACAAAGAACCTACGAGTTTGAGCTAGAGCTAGACGCAGAATCCAAAGAGGAGATAATGCGTTTGGTTCTAGCCTCAGACGACACCCCCGAAGCACACTCAACAAAGATCGTGAGTATCAATGAAGAAGCAAGCCCTGTTCGCGATCTTTTTGCATGAGATGGAAGATGGAACTGTCTATGTCACCTCCGATATTATTGGAGAGGGAGATCAGATTTTTGACATAGGCAGCGACATCCTCCAAAGCCTCAAACTTATGAGCCAGTTAGATGACAATGTGAACTTGGTTAGACCCCAAGTCTCACAATACTTTCAGTAAGCTCTGACCGAAAGCGAATGATCCCATCCTTACATAGGCATCGTTCGCATCTTCCCCCACATGGTCGCTCATCCAGTACTTCCAACCGATCTCCTTGGCCACACGCTCCCCAGTCCCGCTCGCATCGTTGTCGGCCACAATAATTCCAGGTGTCTCTATACCCGCCGCGATCTTCTTCATGTTCCCTGCGCTGAAGCACACATGAATGATGTAACGCCGCTTGAACCTCTTAAGCACAGCCTGAATAGACAAGGCAGTAGCGTAGCCTTCGCACAAGATATCCACTCCGCCGTTGTCGATCTTGATCTCCGCGTTACTGGTTCTCTGACCATAGAGAAACTTCTTTCCACCCTCTTGGTCGATCATCTGACAACCCACAAGGTGACCCTGCACACGCATAGGCAAAATCAGGAACTGCTTACCCTCATGCACCCAGATATAACCCTCGGCATCAGGGAATCCCTTGCGCTTGAGATAGTCGTGGCGACCCATTTGGCATGACTTCATAATGAAAGCCGCCTTGTTAGCCGCCTCCTGTTGGTCTGCCCTTCGCCTGTTCTCTACCTGTTGTAGCTCACGGGCTATCCGCGCATGGTCAATCTTGACTGGCGCATCTGGTTGCCACACCGACACCTCAGTATCCATCGCATGGTTCTGCACGAAAGCATGGTCGCCCATGAACTTGACCGCGCCATTGCGCTTGTTGGGATGGTCATCCGTTGGATACCTACGCCAATACCCGATGGGCGGCGGAGAGTCGATCAGGATTCCATGCGCTCTGCAAAAGTTTACTAAGTCCATTATGCAGTCCACCATTGTTCGGCCATCGCATCAGCTATACCCTGAAAGGTCATGCTACGAAGCTTCCATCTGTCATCGCTTGGGGGTAGGTAGTGCAACCGCTCCCGCTTGTTCTTGGGTAGCTCCATCATCTGAGCTTTCACATCGTTGGTAGGGTGAAGCACAGGCAAATTCTTGAGCCACAAACAGGTAGCCTTCTGCTCCATGTGACCGAACATCCAAGGCTGAATGATCTGATCGGGCTTCCTCCACAACCTAGACATGATGCAGATGGGATTCTCGATGGCGATCCGAGGGATGTCACACTTAGCCAACATCATAAAGAACGAAGCACTCATCTG